TCAGCGAACAGGTAGGACTTGAACTCGAACTCGTCGTGACGAACACCCTGCACCTGGTCGTAGACCGTCGTGGGAGATCCACGAAGTGCCTCGTCTCGCAGGAACATCTGGTTCGGCGTAATCTGCGGCGACGTGACAGGGAGCCAGTAGGCCGTGCCAGACGTGGGGAGCGTTCCCTCGGTGGTCTCGATGACCATTCCGAGGTACGAGTTGGCTGTAAGAAAGGCGTTGTTTGCCATGTCTGTTCCTTAGTTAGTGGTGGTTGGGTCGGTGGTCGGTGTTGCGTCCGCTACAGGGGCTTCTGGAGCCGTCTGCGTGGCTTGTGGCGCAGGTGCTGAAGCAGTCCAGCGTCCGTCACCTGGGTCAGTTGCCAGGGTGGTGACGTTGGGGACTGCGACGAGGACGTTCCCCTCTGCGTCGAACAGGTTGGGGTAGATGCGCTCTTGGCTGTCGGTGAAGGTGAACATAGGTGTCCTTAGGAGATGTACGAGTTGGAGTTGGTGATTTCGATGATGCGAACACGAACCGACGAGACTACCTGCGTAGCACTCGCTGATCCGTTGATTTGGCGTGGGTAGTACGCCGTGACCTCGATGTCTGTGCCACCGTTGGTCGCTCCCTCTCCCCACTGGAAGATAGGGCCGTTGCCGCCGCAGTTCTTCGACGCACGGATGGCGTTCGTGAACGAGTCGAGGAAGGTCTCAGCGTCTACGCCAGCGTCCTCGGTCTTGCGCTTGTTGGAACGGAAGATGCAGGTGAACACCACCTCGTAGGTGATTTCCTTGCCGCCGCCCGTGGCTCCCGTCAGTTCGATGCGCTTCTCGCTCTGCGTCTCGATGTAGGGGTAGACGATGCAGCCCTGCTGGTGTCCTGGGTCTTCGTTCTGGTAGAAGTCGCCCTCGGGGGTGAACTTCGCTGGGAAGTTCTTGACCTCTGACAGATAGGTGATGCCAGCGTTGTTGAGGTAGTCGATGAACTGCGCTCGGACTGTTGTGCGGCTCATTGACGACCACCGATGACCTTGAACGGTTCGAGCAGGTCGTAGGCTCGCATCTCGTCGGTCATCGAGGACTGCTCACGGCTTGAGACTGCGCCTGGCTCGCCGATTTCGTTGATGACCAGACCGCCCTGCCCACGTTCCTTAATCATCGCTACGACGAAGTGGATGACGGCCTGCTTGACTGCGGCAGGCATGGTCGAGACGTTCACGCCTGCGCCGTGGTTGTATTTCGTCGGCGAGGTCAGGACGATGCTCGTGCCGCTCACCTCTGAGACGGTGACGTACTCGTCGTTCATGCCGTCCCAGATAGTGAAGTTCATGCCAGGGTAGATGCCCGTAGCGTCGTTCACGACGAGCGTGGTCGAGCCTGCGGTGGTCGAGGTCGAGGTGAACGAGTTGAACCAGCCGTTGATGTAGGTGTATTGACACCACATGTTGGTCTGGTATCCCCAGCGTCCACCAGCGATGCCGAGGTTGCCGAAGTAGAGCCCGAGCGTCGAGGGGGCGGTGAGGGTGAACTGGTCACGGTCGATGGCGACGTTGGACGAACTGAGGGTGATGTCGCTCAGGCCGTCACCAGGCCCCCAGCCGACTTGGATGTCGGTGACTGCGAGGATTGGTGAGAACGAGGGGGTGAACACGAGGTTCCCGTCACGGTTCGGGCGATACCAGCCGTTCTCGGTGTTCGAGGTGGCGTTCAGTGTGCCGAGTTTGCCGTAGCAGTAGGTGTCGGCCTTTGACGAGGCTCGCACGATGGTCTCTTGGAGCGCACGGTCTTGGGCCACCTGAGAGGCGTTCTCGATGAGGTTGCTGAAGTCGATGGCTGCCGCCGTGGCGGAGAACTTGACTTCGTTGAGGGAGACGTATGGCTCGACGATGCCTTCGGTGCTGAAGAACGGGGCGATGACCATCTAGGCTTCCTCTAAGTTCGTGCCGTCGCATTTGCCGCAACGGTCTTTGATGAGTGCGTTGAAGCCACAGTCGAGGCACTTGAAGCCCTGACGGACGTGGCTGAAGTTCGTTCCTGCGACAGCGAAGTCGCCCGACTTGACGAGCATCCGTGCTGTCTCGCCCTCGACGTGGAACGTGCCGTCTTTCTGGCGTTGGATTACTGCACCGTCATTGACGGTCACTTCTTTGAGGCCTCTGTCTGAGCCGACGAGTTTCATGTTTTCTCCTTTCGAGGAGGGGAGCAAGGCGGCGGAGGAAAGGGGAGGAAACCCCACCGCCCTGCTCAACCCTCGGTGCTAGTCCCCTGCGGCGCTCAGCCTGTCCAGGGGACTAGCGATGGGTGGGTTATCAGCCCGTGATACCCGTGATGATTCCCGACCAGGCTGGCGCACGGAAAGCGAGCGAGCCGTAGGTGTAGGAACTGATGTCGTAGGTGAAGCCGATCTGAGGCCACTCGATAATCATCGAGTCTACGACGTTGTGGACTTCGACGGTCTGCGACACGCCAGAGTCAGGGAAAGGCAACTGCTTCTGGTGGATGACCATCGTGCCCTGTGGGATGAAGCGGTGCGTGACCAAATCGAGCATGGTTCCCGTCGCTTCGTTTGCAACGCCCGTCACCATCGCACCGATGCTCACGCCGTCGGAACCCGTGGCGTAGTTGAAGCGGTAGGAGGTGCTGGAGACAGCCGTGGACTGCAGGGCCTTCGAGAGCGCACGGCGAACCGAGGCGCTGGTGAAGATGACTTCAGGGTCAGCCATCGTGCTGTTGTAGAGGCTCACGAGAGCGTCCTGCACGAAGCCAGCAGGCTCGCTCTGTGACGACACGGTGTTGTTGAACTGAGCCTGGTAGCCACCAGACTGAGCGATGGTGCTGATGAAGCCGTCGTAGCCTGAGCCCGAGTTAGCGCCAGCAGCGTAGGCGTTGTATGAGCCGTCAGCAGCAGGAACGCCAGCAGCGTAGGTTGCGAAGGCAAGGCCCGTCACACCCGAGGCGAGCGACACCGTTGAAGCACGGTAGACGGTCGAACCGACGGTGACGTAGATGTTCACAGCAACAGCGCCGTAAGGAGCAGTTCCCGTCCAAGTGACCTTTGCACCAGTTCCAGCGCAGGTGATGGTTCCAGCCGAAACAGGCAGGGTCTCACCGTAAGCCGAGGACAACGTGACCTGCACAGTACCCGTGCCAGAGGCAGGGAGACCTGAACCCGTCGAGTCCACAGCACCAGTGGCAGTGCCGAGGCCCGTGGTGGGCAGAGCGGTCGAAACAGCGTTCATCATGTTGCGCTCTTCGGCGAGGAAGTGCGACCAGATGAGAGCCGTGTGCGACAACTGACGAAGGTCGGTGTAGCCCTGTCCAGCGAACTCAGCCTGGAGCGAAACGCTGTCAGACAGACCCTGCTCGACGAACGACTTGACGATCTTGTCGGCTGCGTAGGTGATCTTGGTAGGACGGTTCAGCGAAACGCCACCGAACGAAGTCGAAGCCGAGTTCGAGGAGAAGAACGACGAGGTTTGACCCACGCCACCAACGCCTGCGTTCGACAGACCCGTGATGCGGCGGAACTCCAGAGCCTGGCCCTGAGCCTTGATACGGGCGATGCTGTTGCGAAGGTACAGTTCCTTCGGGATGAGCAACGACAGAACAGGGTCGAGGTCGTAAGGTACGAGACCCGAGACGCCCGAGATGCTGCTGTTCAGAGGGCTGGTCAGCGTCAAGTCCTTCTGCAAGTCGGCGAGGCCGTCGAGCGAGGACTGAACGGCGGCCAACTGGTCGCCTGAAACAGCCTTAGTGATTTCGTTGGTCAGTTCAGCGACACGGTTGGCGGTCGAGACTGACTTGTTGATGCCACGCTGTGGGTCGAAGGAGATTTCTCCACGACGGTGAGCAGCGAGGGTGTTGGACTGGACGGTGCTAAGGGCTGACTTGTAAGCCTCAAAGCGCTTGACCTGCTCGTCGGCTGGGAGGCCTGAGAACATCTGGTCAAGGGAGGGAGCGGCGAGTGCCATTCTGGTTCCTTTGGTTGTAGTTAGTTGTTGAGTGCTTCCAGAGCCTGAGCAGTTGTCAGGTACTGGCTGCGGAGTGCAGGGTCGGTCACTTGCTTGGCGATGTTGCGGAGGCGCTGTGCTTCCACTTCGTTCGCAAGGACTGTTGCTGACTTGCTGGTCTGTTCACGGGTTGCACGAAGTGCAGGCCCGCCAGGTACAGCCATCTGCTTCACTTCGTCGAGGGCGGCCTTCAGGAGTTGGATCTCCTCTTTCGCCTCACTCAACTCTGCCTTAGCAGTCATGACTTCTTCAAGGCCCAGCGCCTTGACGATCTCGTTGCGCAGTTCGTTCTTGACCTCGGGGGTCGCCGATTCTGCGCTTGCGGTCTTGATTAGGTCGGCTGAAACGCCGAGTCCGATGTATGCCATCATGTCTCCTGTGTTGTCGGTGTCGTCCCAGCCCGTGAATGGGGCTTCGGTCTGGTTCTCTGATGCCTCGTCCGTCCACCATGCGAGGAACATGTCGAGGGTGCAGAGCAGTTCACGGATGTCGGCGATTTCGTTGTCGTCGCCTGCGAGCATCTCGTCGAGTTCTGCCTTGATGCAGTTGATGAGGCCAGCCTGAATCTGCTTGAGTTCGTCAGCGTCGTGAACCTGGTCTTCGGCGGCCTTTGCCACGTCAGCGTCAGCGCCCTTCCAGTTGTCGGGGATTAAGTCCTCACGGCCCAGCGCCTCAGCACGAGCCTTGATGTGAGCCTTCGCCTTTGCTGGGTTCTTGGCACGTCCAAATGACTGGATAGCGTTCTTCAAGTCCTTGACGGTCTTGATGGGGAACGAACCGTCGGGGAGTGCCTGACCTGCCTCGGCAGCGTCCGCACGTTCAGCGTCGGAGTAGTCCTTCTTGGCGAGTTCGGGCTCAGCGTCCTTCATGTCTCGGTTGTCGAGTTCCTGAGGGATGCTCTGGCGGTTGGGCTCGTCGAACTCTGAACGGCCCTCGGGCTGCTCACCAGTGCCACCGCAGACATCGCAGTCCGTCTCTTGGGTGTTGCCCTCGACGTTGGACTTCTTGCCAGTGCCAGAGCAGGCTCGGCAGAAGA